CTAATGTTCAAGGAACTGCTACTGTTACTGGAGATATAATATCAACTGCTTTATTAGCAGGAACTGCTTTTGGTGTTGGTTTGGGTGTTGATAATGGATTTACACAAAGTAACGCATTAGTTGGAACTGCTCAAGGAACTGCTACAGTTGGTACTCCAAATATAACATTAAGAACTACAAAAGGTTCTGTTGCAGAAGCTAATACATGTTCTGTTACAATTACAGGAGGAATTGCTGGTAATTTAGTAATTATAGGTGTTGCTGAAGAAGATAGTTCAACTCCAAATCTTGCAACTTCTATGTTTAGTTCTTCTACAAATGTTGGAATTTTTGGTATTTTAGGTACAGAATCTACTAATAATACTGAAAACATTAGTTCAACTTTATTATACACCACAGTAACATCAAATGGAAGTTATACTATAACATACACAAACTCTAATGCTCTTGATATTACTATAGGAGTAGCAGAATTTTTGGGTTGTAATACAAAAACTCCTTTAAATTATTCTGCTAAGAAGAATGGATATTCAACCAATCCAAATTCTTCATCTTTAACGGCTTCTATTAACAATATAATGGTTGGTTTAGCTATCAATTTTAATGATACTAGTATGACTTTACCATCAGGATATTCATCTATATTTTCTGATTATACAGGTTGGAATCCTGGTTTTAATATGTGTTATAAACTTATGACATCATCAGGATCGAGTAATCCTACATGGACAGCAGCACCAGATTATTGGGCAGCATCAGCAGTAAGTCTTAATACAAATACATATACATTGAATCAATCTATAGCATTATCAGGAACAATATCTAGTACTGGAACGATGGTAAATAATGGTTTTGGTACATTACGTGGAATGGCAGCAACAGCATACGGAACAGCAACCGTTTCTGATTCTGATGGTTTTAATGTTACAATCCCATTGAATTCTGTTTCTTATGGGATAACTAGTGTGTCTGATACAATTTTAACACAATATGTCCCATTGAATTCAGTATGTTATGGGGGTAATACTTCTTCTTTGGCTGATGGAACCGTTTCTAGTACAACACCTATTGCAGCTATTGTGAATGGTATTGCGTCCGTTTCGGGTGATATGAATCAAACTGTACCATTAACAGCAACAGTAAATGGGGTAGCAAATTTTACTGATTTTCTTACAAATTCTGAAGTTGAATATTGTACTGGTGAAGTTTTTGGTTTTGCGTCTGTTTCTGGTGCATTGAATACATATATACCTCTTACAACAACCGTAAATGGTGTTGCAACGGTTTCTGGAACAGAGAATGCTATCATACCATTAGTTTCTATAGTAAATGCTGTAGCGAGTGTTTCTGGTAATGCTACGCAAGAAAATAATTTAACAGGAATAGTTCAAGGAGTTGGATCAGCAGTTGCAGCATTGAATATTGCTATTGCTAATTATTGTGTTGGTACAGTTCAAGGAACAGCAACAGTTTCTGGTAATATGAATCAAACTGTACCGATGTCTGCAACTGCATATGGAGTAGCAGCAGCAACAGCAGTTGCTTATACAACAAAGTTTATGTCTGGAGAATCTGATGGTATTGCTTCATTAACAGGAACTCCACAATATCAAATATTAGGAAATGTCCAGGGTACATCAGTAGTTTCTGGAGATATGAATAACATAATTCCATTATTAACAACTGTATATGGAATTGCAAGTATGTCTGGAGAAGTTGGAACTGGTTCTAATGCTACAGCATATGGTAAAGCAACCGTAATTGGTGATATGAATACTCAGGTGTTTATGTCTGGAACAGCAAATGGTATTGGTAGTTCTACTTTTGCTCTGAATACTACACAATTTATATCTGGAGAAGCAGATGGTGTTGCTTCAGTAACTGGTAATACAAACGCTATAATTCCTCTACAATCGATTGTTTATGGTCAGGGCATAGTATCAGGTGCAGCAAATGCTACAATTCCTTTAAAGGCAACATCACAAGGAACAGCAATAGCAACAGGAAGTGTTACTTTAGTTGATGCTAATATTCATCTTTCAGGAATTGTTTATGGTGTTGGTAGTGGAGAATTAAAAACTATTATACATAAATCATTATCAGGAATAGCGTATGGAGTTGGATCAGGATCAATGTTCGTTCCTACAAGACCAGGAAATGTTTTTGTTTGTCCTCAAGAAGAACGAGTATTACTGATGAATAATGAAGAACGTTTATGGACTTGTCCAAAAGAAAAACGTATTATAAAAATTTAGAGTATAAATAGAGAAGAGGTATATATGAAACCATTCATAGTAAAAGCAGGAGAAACTATAATCAATTTAGGTTTGGATTTTGCTCCTAGATTGATAGTAGGAGAAACCATTGCTTCGGTTACTGTTCCAGGAATTACTAGTGTTATTGTGATTAACTCTACAGAATACGATGGTACAGTTGCGACAGCTTCGATTACTATTCAGAATATTGTTGATCAGGATGTAGTTCTTGTATATACAGTTATTGGAACTCAAGGAAGTGAACGTATTGGTAAACGATTGATATCAATTCAGAGTCTTTCTGACTAAATTATAACCATCAAAATTTTTTGAATATAAATAGTAATATGGAGTAATCATATGATTGATAATGACAACATTGAAATTTTTCTTGATATAACCAGAATTGACAAGGATAAACATATTGTCGAAGGTTATGGTTTACGTTCTGATACCAAAGATTCATACGGAACAACCATAGATCATGATGATGCTGTTAAGTGTATGGCAGATTATGATAAATATCCTGCCATAAGAGCTATGCATCAAACCGATGTTGCTGTTGGTAAAACCATCGATTATGTTGCTGATGGAAAAGGAATCAAGATAACTGCAAAAATTGTAGATGATGATGCCTGGAATAAGGTAAAAGAAGAAGTATATCGAGGACTTAGTGTTGGAGCTAAACAAGCATATACTGAACGTAATGGTAGAAATATAGGAAAATGTAAACCATCTGAATGGCAAGACGGAGATATTCTACATCTTGCATCTATTACAGAATTTAGTCTTGTTGATAGTCCTTCTCACAAAGGATGCCCGTTAGTATACAGAATCGATTCTAAGGAGTCTAATGATATGAAAAAAGAAATTAAAGTAGAAGAAGTTAAGATAGAAGATGTTGTAAGACAGGAAGAAGTAGCACCTAGACCTGATGTTAATCCAAAAGAAGGTGCAAAGAAATATGGTTCTGTAAAATTTGCTGATGCTAAGAATAAAAAGTATCCGATTGATTCAGAGAAACACATCAGAGCAGCTTGGTCATATATCAATATGCCTAAGAATGCTGGTAAATATTCTTCTGAAGATGTTGCTGCTATCAAAGCAAAGATTGTATCGGCCTGGAAATCTAAGATTGATAAAGAAGGTCCACCTTCTGCTGATGTAAAGAAAGCTGATGGTGTTGATGTAGAACGTTGTACATGTGATCCTTGGTGTACTTCTTATGTTTCTGATGAAATTGATGATTGTATGAATGCTATCTATGCTCTTCAGCAGATCAAGGGACTTCTTAGTAGAGAAGAAGGCGAAACTGACCCTGAAGATTCCGAAGATGGAAAACAGATTGAAGCATTAGAACTTGCTATGCAAGCTATCAAAGATTTCATTGCATCTGAAATCCAGGAAGACAATACAGTAGAAAAGGCTGATACGGATATAGATGTTGAACGTGTTGGTGCTGCTATTTCTGCTGAAAACAAAACTCATTCACAAAGTATTCATGATGCATCAGTAGAACTTGGTGCTGTTTGTAAATGTAACAAATGTGACATGGTAGACGGAAAATCACCACAAGATAACGGGGATCCTTCTAACAAAGAAACCGATGATGTTACAAATTCAGCTACTGCTGATATTACAAGAGTAGCTAAAACTCTTTTTGAAACAGAAGAAATTACTACTATTGATTCGTTGGTTAAACGTGTTGCTGTTGAACTTAAAACTCTCAACGAAAAAATAAAAGTATTAGAAGCAATTCCTGCTGCACCTTCTGTTTCTGATGTTGTAACAAGAGTAATCACAAAAGACGGTGAAATTGTAGTTGAGGATAAGGTTGATGTAAAGAGACTTGAAGATACCGATTACTTCAAAAATTCTAATGCTCAAACACAAGCTTTATTGCTGATCAAAGAGGCTAGACGCAACCAAGGACCACAAACAAATAGAAAATTTTAAAGGTAATTTTTAACAAGTATAAATAGTAATAGATAATAAAGGATAATGATCCTATCATTTGGAGGAAAATATGATTAAAATAGACGAACTTAACAAAGAAACACAGGAACTGTTCAGAGCAGCAGTTGCTAATCCTTTGGAAGTAGATGACGTAAACAGAGCATTTACTCAACCTGCTACTGCAACTTCTGGACTTATCGGATATGACCTTGAAGCTCCTTCAAAGAAAATATATCCTGTCCTTACTCCTCTTCGTAACAGAATCACTAGAGTAACTGGTGGTTTTGGTATTCAATCAAACTGGAACGTTGTTTCTGGTATCAATATCACTAATATCGGTATTGGTGTTGAGGAACGTTTGAGAGGTGGAATCAACTCTTTTGCTACAAATCGTTATGATGCTGGATTCGCTGAATTGGGTCTGGAAGATTATATAACTGATAAAGCCCAATATGCTTCTCGTAAATATGAAGATGTTCTTGCTGACTGTCAGTTTATGTTGCTTCAAGCAATCATGATTCAGGAAGAATTCCTTGACCTTGGTGGTATGTCTACTTATGGTCTTGGTCAACCTGCTAATGCTCCTACATGTACCACAGCAGCTTCTGGTGGAACTATTGCTGATAGTGCTTCTTACTATGTAGCTGTTGTTCCTCTGAATCTTGCTGGTTATCAGCAAATTGCTGGATGGAACAATGGTATCACAGGACATACTTTGAATTTTGCTTCTCCTGCTGCTCTTGTACAGCAAGTTGCTCGTATAAATGCTGACGGTACAACTACTACTTATGGTGCTGGTGTAGGTAGACCTTCTGCTATTTCGTCAATATGTACTGTTGGTTCTACAGGAAGTAATAAAAATGTAATTAATGCTTCTATTACTCCGATTGCTGGAGCTATGGGATATGCCTGGTATATGGGTACTTCTAGTTCAACTGCTGCTCTTTATTTGACAGGTGTTTCGACTACTGCCAATGTAACTCTTGGTACTGCTACTTTCCCTGCTAATACAGCCAATCAACTTCTTTCTACTCTTGCTGCTACTGATTATTCTGCTAACGCATTAGTATATGACGGTATTCTTACTCAGGTTCTTAAATCTGGTTCTGGTTCTGCTAATTATGTTGCTGCTGCTGGTGAACAGTTAACATCTGATGGTGCTGGTGGAATCACACAGTTTAATACTGTATTTACAAATATGTGGAACGAATACCGTTTGTGTCCTGATGAAGTTTATGTAAATGCACAGCAATATATGGATATTACACAAATTGTTATTAAGAATGGTGGAGCACCGTTGATTCGTTATAACTTTGAAGCTGGTAATTCTGTTAATCCTGCTCTTTCTTCTGGAACTGCCGTTACAAGTATCTTGAATCCTATTGGTGGAAAATCTGTTAAGGTTACTATCCATCCAAACATGGCTCCTGGTACTCTGTTGTTCTGGACTGATAGTGTTCCTTATCCTAATAATGCTATCGGAACTATAGTGATGAAGCACCTTCGTTACGATTATAGAGCTATTCAATGGATGAGAGTTCACCGTTCGGAAGACTTTGGTGTTTACTTCGATGGTGTACTGAAAAACTATTTCCCACAAGCGTTTGCTGTTATCACTAATATTACTTCTGGTCATGATTAAGAAATAATAACAAAATAATAACAACCAAAGGAGTAGGAGTTAAAACTCTTACTCCTTTTTTTTATAACAAAGGATGACTATGGCAAATGCACTTGATTTAACAACTTTAACTTCGGTGAAACAATGGCTAGGATTACCAACACCAATTGCTGGTCAACCTCCCTTTGCCGATGATGTATTGTTGACTAGAATGGTAACTGCTGCTAGTGCTTTTATTCAGTCTGCTTTAAGTCGTACTTTTGCTGTAAATTCTTATACTGAAGTTAGAAATGGAAGAAATACTGATGCTATGATGGTTGCTGATGCTCCTATTATATCCGTAACATCTGTTATGATTGGTAATCAATCAATTCCTGAACAAGCGGCATGGGTAGTAAACGGACCCATTCCTATAGGCTTTAGTTTTTCTGATAAAGCTATATATTTAAACGGTTATACTTTTTGTAAAGGTCGTCAAAATGTAAAATTAGTATATGAAGCTGGTTATGATCCAATTCCTTTTGAAGTTGAACAGATCACTATAGAATTGGTTGGTAAAAAATATGAAGAACGAAAACGTATAGGATTAAGAAGTTCGATTTTAGAAGGTCAGAATATTGTATACGATCTTAAAGACATCAATGATGAAATGAAGAATGTATTAGCACAATATCGTAAGATCATTCCGGTCGGAATCTAATAAATAGTATAGAAGCTCCATATTTGACCTGTGGCTGGACTTTATATATAAAGGCATATAGCATGATCACTGCAACTATCGAAGGACAGGAAAGAGTATCACAAAATTTAAGAAATCTACCACAGAGAGCTAGTGATTTGCTATTTGCTGAACTTGATTCGATTTGTAAAAAGATGGTATCATATATCAGAGAAGAGAAACTTAGTGGTCAAGTATTGAAGAGTATTACTGGTGAACTTAAAGATTCTATAAAATACACAGTAGAGAAAACAGGAACTGGAATCGAAGGAAGTGTCGGTTCTGATTTGGTATATGCTAAAGTTCAGGAGTATGGTGGTTTGGGAGCTTATGACATCTATCCTGCGAATGCACAAGATTTGGTTTTTATGATGGGTGGTCAAGAGATATTCGCTAAAGTGATACATCATCCAGCATTACCAGAAAGAAGTTTTTTAAGATCATCATTGAAAGATTTACATGACGAAATTATAAACGATTTACAATTTTGTTTAGATAAAGGCTTGAAAAATGATTAGTAGAGAAGAAATTTACAATGGTGTTTTTGAACAATTGCAAGCGTTACAGACTAATAGCCAGTTTGTAACTGTTGATCGTAAGTTACAAGCTTTTGATAAAGTTGATGCTGCGCTCCAGCCTGCTCTTTTCCAGTTACAGGCTGGAGAAAGTATTAAACAAGAACGTTCTCGGCCTCCAGTTTACACTCTGAATTTGGAACTGTTTATATACTGTTACAATGCCGATCCCACTCCAGGCCATTATCCATCGAAAATTTTAAATCCATTGTTAGATTTGGTGTGTGGAATATTTGAAGCTCCGCCGGGAGAGCAAGTTCAAACTTTTAATATTCCAAGTGTTCAGAGAATTTGGGTTGAAGGTAAAATAATGATAGCAGAAGGTGTGCTGGCTAAACAAGTTGTAGCAGTAGTTCCTGTGATAATACAAGCAATATAGAAAATTTTTGCATTCATTTTAAACAAAGTATAAATAGAGATAGAGGTAAATATGTCAAAACAAGAAATTATAGATATTATAGAGATATGGTTTTTAGAAAGTTTCTATAACAAAAGTTTATCTTCTGAAGCGTGGTCTATTATTCAACCTTCTAAAGCGTTGTTGATTGAAAAAATTAATGCAATAGAAGAAACAGAATCTATTATAGAAAATATCAAAATAAAATCTGACGAAAAATCAGAGGAGGAATAATTATGTCTCAAAATCAACAGTATATATTCGGTCCAGGTGCATTATACGGAACAAATCTTAATGCAAATTCAACTCCAAGACGCTTCGGTGAATTGCAAGATTGTTCTATAGATTTTGCATATACAGAAAAGGAACTTTACGGATCAAATCAGTTTCCAATAGCTATTGCTAGAGCTACAGCAAAAGTGACAGGTAAAGCAAAATTTGTTCAAGTAAATGCTTCTGTTTACAATGATTTATTTTTCAATCAGACCCAATCCACTACATTAGTGAATAATACTGCGGTTAATGAAATTCAAGCTATTAGTGCTAATGTAAATGCTACAAACCACACCACATGGACTACTGATTTAGGTGTAATTTTTAGTAACGGTCCACTTGCTGGTATTGCACTAACTCTTGTTAGTGGATCACCGACAATTTCAGGAACATATTCTGTAGCTGCTGGTGTTTATTCGTTCTGTTCTGCTGATGTTTCTGCTGGAAATGCTGTTGCACTGAACTATGTATATACATCATCTGTTGGTGCTATTATTACAGGAAACAATCCGCTTATTGGTGTTACTCCTATGTTTTCTATAGTATTCAACACACAATATAATGGAAATCAAACCACGGTGACTTTTCCTCAATGCACAAGTTCAAAATTGAATCTGCCTGGAAAACAGGGTGATTTTACAGTACCAGAATTAGATTTTAGTGTTATGGCAAATGGTAGTGGTCAGGTATTTACTATCTCTACAACTGCTATTTAATAGTTTCTTCGGGTAAACCTGGAGATGAAAAAGCCTAACTATATTTACTCTCCTTTATATAGTTAGGCTTTTTTTTTATTCTGCTATTCCATCCATAGCATTACGTTTATTGCTTAAACTCATATCGTTTCTCCTTTTCTTCCCATCGTAAAACAACCATATCATATTTCAAATCATATGTCAATAACTTTCTTTCTTTATTTAGCATCAAAAAATCCAAAGTATAAATAGATGTATGAACTACATCTATAAGGAGAACTAATCATGGCACAAGAATTAGCAGCAGGAGTAGAAATCACTTTAAGAGGAAATACTCTTATCATTCCACCACTTAATATTAGATCGATCAAAGAATGCACAGTAAATATTATGGCAATAGATGATCCAGAGACTTCGTTTGCTGATAAAATGGATCAAATGATGATAGTAATTTTGAAAGCAATAAGACGAAATTATCCAGACGAAACTCTTTTAACAGATGATTATCTTTATGATAATATCGATCTTAGTAATATAACAGATATTTTTTCAGCAGTACTAAATCAAACTGGATTGAATAAAAAAAAAGCGATGATGGAGAATCAGGAATAAGTCTAGCAGATTATGATTGGGATTCTCTATATGCATATGTAATTACCGCAACTGGTTGGAGATGGAAAGATGTTGATGATCTTACTTTACCTCAATATGAAGTTTTAAGTAAATTTTGGCAGACATATCCACCAGTTGCTATCACAACACAAAGAATATATTCTAGTATCACTGGTTATCAACCTCCAACACTCAAATCAAAATCAACACCAACAGAAAAAGCAGGAACATTACAAGATTTTGTTGGAATGTTTATGTCACAAAATCAAGGTCAAGGAATCGTAATAGAGAAAAAGGAATAACAAATGGCAGCAGACGATACCGTAAATGTCAAAGTAGCAGTTGATCAGACTGAGGTTCAGCCTGGAGTAGATCAAGCTAATACTACTATAACTAGTATGTTAGATACTTGGAAAAGTTCTTTTGATACTATGTTCACTAATGTTTCTTCTACTATGAAAAATATGACAGGCAGTATTACATCAGAAATAAGCAGTCAAAAAAGTTCTGTAGAAGGATTAGGAAAAAGTTTAGATGGTCTTAAAAACTTCAATGTATCTTCTTTACTAGAAGGACTTGGTAGTGTAGGAGTTGCTATAGGTGGAATTATTGCTGCATGTGGTGCTTTGGTTGCTGCTATAACCGAAGTAGTAAGTAAAACTGCTGAGTATGGTCATGAACTTGAAAAGACTTCACAGATTACAGGAGTAAGTACTGACAGTCTTCAAGCTTGGTCTTTGGGTGCTCAAGAATGTGGGTTGAATGCTGATGCTTTTGAAAAAGCTACTAAAAAATTATCAAGAGAGATAGCTGAACTTGTACAAGGTTCTGATAAAGTAGCAGGAACTTTCGATGAAATGGGAATTTCACAGGTAGAAGTAGCTAAACATAGTGAAGATATGGAATGGATTGTCAGAAAAGTTGCTGATTCTTTCAAAAACCATAAAGACGGATTAGAAAAAGCAAGAATTGCTCAAGAATTGTTTGGTAAAGCAGGATTAGAACTTATACCATTATTAAATCAAGGATCAGAAGGATTTGATGAACTTGCTAAGAAAGCTAAAGACCTTGGTATAGTAATGGGTAAAGATGATATAAAAGCTGCTAAAGCATATACAGCAACTTCTGCTGATTTACATGCTGCGTGGTCAGGTTTCTGTCGTGATATTGGAGAGATATTCATGCCAGCTTTAAGTAAAATTCTTGGTTGGTTGACTAGTTTTATAGAAGGTTGTGAAAAAGTTTGTAGTGGTATAGCAGACATAGCAGTAGATTTAGGAAAACTTGCTGGAATTGGTAAATGGAATCCAAAAGATCATTCTGATAGAATGAATGCTATAGAGATAGAGAAAGAAGCTGCTCTTAACAAAATTGTAATGGTTAACGGTGAAAGTTTAAATTCATATAACAAACGTAAAGCTGCTGCTGAAGATTATTATAAAAAGAAGATGGAGTGGATCAAATCTGTAGAAGAAGCAAACAAAAAAGCTGAAGATGATAAAGGTAAAGACACTTTTGTTACTCCTCCAAAAAAACATAATAAAAAAGACAAACCAGATAATAAACAACAAAACGAAGAAATAAAGAATGCTGAAGCTCTTGTTAAAGAACTTGAAAAAATAAAAGAAGATGGTTTAAAACAAGAGTTAAAAGATGTTGAAGAACATATCAAAGAAACCCAAAAATTTAGTGCTGAAGATTTAGCCAATGAACAGGATATTATAAAAAGAGAACATACTGCTAAATTAGAAGCTTTAAACAAAGAGAGAGCAGAAGAGAGAGCAAAATCTTTAGACACAGCAGGATTTGATAAAGTAACTTCTGCCATGAAAGTAAAGTTGAAAATAGAAGAAGTTAATTCTTTAATGAGTTTACAACAAAAATATGAAGATGCAGTTAAAAAGTCAGATGAAGAAACAGCAGTAGAAACAAAGAGAAGTGCTGACGATGCGAATCATCTTGCAAAAGAAAGTGCTGATTTAGATATAGAAATAGCTAGAGCAAAAAATGCTATTCTTGTAACTAATGGTAGTATGACTGATTCTCAAATGTTGAAAGCAGATATTGCTTTGGATAATCAGATGATCGCTAGTGACACCAAATATTATGATGATTTATTAGCACAAACAACCAAAGGTACACGTGAATATGATAAAGCTTTAGCTGATCGGCTGAAAAATAAAAAACAAAATACTCTTCTTGAACTTGCTGATGATAAAAAAATGGCAGAACAAGAGAACAAAATATGGAAAGACCTTCAGGATAAGATGTCGCAAGAGTTATCATCTAGTATTACATCTATGTTGAAAAAAGAACAAACATTTACACAGTCTCTTAAAAATATGTGGAATGGTTTGTTAAGTTATTTTATCGATTTTATATGCAAAAAGATGTTAGAGGAATGGATTACAACAGCAAATCTTAAAATGTTGTGGAATACTATTTGTAATCTTTTTATTACTACAGGAAACGAAACAACAGCCGGAATTATTGCAGAAACCGATAATGAATCCGCATCATCTTCAATAGAAGCATGGACTGCATTAGCAGCTATTGAAGCCGCTTCTTCTGTTGCTTCTATTCCATATGTAGGTCCAGTTTTAGCTGCTACTGCATTTGGAGCTATGGAAGGGTTTGGACAAACAGCAATGTCTCAAGCTTCTGCTGCTGGTGGTTATGATATTCCTGCTGGTGTCAATCCCGTTGTACAAACACATGCACAAGAGATGATTCTTCCTGCTCCTTTAGCTAACAGTATTCGTAATATGACAGGTAAAGGTGGTTCTGGAGGTGGAAATACTTCTACTAATGTCTCGGTTCATGCTATCGATAGTAAATCATTTTCTAGATATCTTTCTGGAAACAAAAAAGCTATAAAGAGTTTAGGTCGTAATTTTTCGATGTAAAGGAATAATATATGAGTAATGCAATTTTTCCATCGCTTCCTGGTCGTACTTTTGATTCAAAAAAGACACCCGAATGGTCTACTACTGTACAAAAGTCGGTTAATGGTACAGAATCTAGAGCAGCATGGTATGCTAATCCTATATGGAATTTTGAAATTTCTTATGATATTTTAAGAGATACTTCTGATTATTTAGAACTTCAGAATATTCAAGGGTTCTTCAATGCTCGTCAAGGAAGTTTTGATTCTTTTCTTTATAATGATCCTTATGATAATAGTGTAGTTAACCAACAGATTGGTATTGGTGATGGAAATACTACAATATTTCAATTACTTAGATCAATAGATAATCAATTTGTAGAAAGTGTAATAGCTCCTAATGTTATTCAGTATGTTTATGTAAATGGAATTCCTACAGCAGCATATACTGGTGGATTAGATACTAACGGAATTATAACATTTGCTGTAGCTCCTGCATCTGAAGCAGTTATTACATGGACAGGAACGTTTTATTTTAGATGTCGTTTTCTAGAAGATACACAAGAATATGACAACTTCATGTATACATTATGGGATTTAAAAAAATGTAATTTCAAATCTTTGGTTGGAGAATCTGGAGCAAATATAGTTTCTACTCCACAAAGCAATACAATTATTGTTGGTGGAATATCAGGATATTCGGGTTACTCTGGTGCAACAGGAGCAGGAACTTCTGGATATTCAGGAACTAACGGAACTTCTGGTTACTCTGGTTATTCAGGAGTAACTGGTTCTACTGGAATATCTGGATATTCTGGTTACTCTGGAAAATCGGGTTATTCTGGATACTCTGGTGCAACAGGAGCAGGAACTTCTGGTTATAGTGGTTACAGCAGTGCTTCTGGATATTCTGGATACAGTTCTACATCAGGTTATAGTGGTTATTCAGGTTACTCTTCTGCTTCTGGATACT